CATCTTTATTTACTACTTTTTTAAAGGATTTTTTGGTAACGATTAACACTTACACATTCCCGTGTTATCACAAATAATATCACGGATAATGTTATGAACGTTACTATAATCCTTAGTGGGGTATTCTATACCTTCTTTTAGTTGTTGGGGTGTTAAATGAGCACCTGGGGTAGATGGAGTAGATACTAAATCAAAACATAATAAGTCAAAATCTTCTTGTACCATAAGTACACCATCTGAATTTTCTTGCACTGAACCCATTCCACGAGAGGAAATACCTACAGGTACCCCTGACTGGAATAAAGCTTTAGCAATATTACCCGCTGGGGTTGGGAGGATTTCTATTTGACCATGCACATCATTTCCCTTCCACCAGCATTTATTAATTTTATGAGAAACGTTATTTAAATTTATAACAGAAGAATCTGGGTGATCTAATTCACCTAAAGCATTATTTTCTCTAACAGGGCCTTCTGCGTATTTTTTCATTTCTCTTTCAAGAATAGTTCTTTCATAGATACGACCATTATGATTTTTAACACCTGCTCTTTGGATAATACCCTCTACAATAAGGGGGCCACCAGATTTAATTGACGATTCTACTAAGAGACGGTCAACTTGTAATGGGATAATATCTACAATTAAATTATTCATCTTCCTTGTCCTCTATAGGTTTTTCTATAATTTTTTGATTGCTTATGATTACTATGCTTTGTCTTAGCATGTACTCCGGGGCGTGATGTTTTTACATCACTTTTATCAAAATCAAATGCGCTAATTTTTCTTGCCATAACTTATTTTTTTAGGGGTATATATCCGAGGCGTTTAGCTTGTTCAAGGCCTCTATTTTTTGCTTTTTTTCCTTTTCCTCTAAAGGCGAAAGGTGTAGCATAAGCTTCGCTCCCACCAGTGCTAATAGTAGTACCAGTACCGGTAGTGTTGACTTCATCGAGTTCAGTCTTGATGAGTTCACGGATAAGAGCTTTAAGTTCATCTATATTCATGAATGTAAGGATTTCAATTCATTAACCAATTCATAATAATTTAAAAGGTTAATAACATTATCATCATGAACAGAAGATTTTTTACATAAAGGTTTGATCAAATTTTTAACTTCAGTAAGTTTAATTTTGGTTACTTGATCAGTATTTTCAGCTAAAGTTTCTAATTCTGTTCTTACAGTTGTGATTTCTTTATTAATAAAAGATTTTAATTTAGGGCTGTTAGAAACATTAAAAACGTATTCTTTAAGTAAGATACGTTGGTTTTCTTCTAAACCTGAATACTTGTCGTTGAACTTTTCCATTAACATTTTATATGTTAATGCTCTTGTTTCTTTATCAAATTTTTCATATTCTTCCATAACCATTTCTTTTTTAGGTTTATTAGGAAGATTTTTATTTGTAATATGCTCAAGTATTGCAACTTTAGAGTCAACTATAGACATAGGACTAGCAGATTTATTTTCTAATAAATTAAAAACACTAGCATATATTTTATAGTTAGGAATTTTTGCTTTAAAAAAGTCTTCTATGTTGTACGTATCCTTTATTTCTCTAACTAAATTGTATCTTTCTCTTCTTAACACAGACTTATTTAACTTATCATGAGCACTTATTAGTGTCTCGATAAGTACAGTAGCATTAGCTTCTTTATCATATCTCTTATTTAATAGAGCATGGTATATCTGATACTCTTTTAAAAGAGTTGAGTTTTGTTTAAAAAATTTCTTTAAGATACCTACAGCCTTTGGGGATGAGTTTGATATTGTTTCCGAAGTGATTTGTCTTGTCAACAATTCAAATAGGATCCCAGTATTCTTGTACTTGGAGTGCTTAGGTTTCATTTAAATAAATATATTTATTCTTATATAAATATGTAGGGAGTTCTGAAGGCTTACTCTTTTATAATGTTTTTCTCATCTAATATAGATGTAGGACCATCTTCAGATATTAGTTGTTTACCTTTCATCCTTTTTAGGGATAATCTTTTTAAAATTCTATTATTTTCTTCCAAAGCAAGTGGTGAAACATTATTAGTATTATCAGGACTATCATCACCTACAGCAGCTAAACCAGATTTACCTAAGGGGTCTCTACTAAAGTTACTTTTATCTGTACCAAAGTCGCTTAGTTTGGTTTTAGGTCTACCTGGTTCGTTTTCATCATAACCATCAGGAACATCCTTAATTGTTTTATCTCTCTTAGTAGAATAAAGATTAGCTAAATCATGGGGTGTACCATATGATTCACCTGATTCTACAGGATCGTTACCTTCATTCTCTATTTGATTAACTCTAAAAATATGGGCGGCATCATCTAAAGATCTATTTCTTTCATGTTCCATTTCTTGGTCAGATAAATTAAATACATTTTTATAAATAAAGTCAGTAGATAGTATTTTTTTATCTGTAATAGAGTTAGCTAATTCTACTTTAGACTTATATAATTCTGTTTTTTCCTGTTCAAATACAATTGAAGGGCCTGTTAATTGTAACTCAAAATCTACTAAATCAGAATCTGTAAATCCTTGGGTATATAAGTGGATTAAGGCTATTTTTTGTAATTCAGAAACTATGGTTCTTTGTAAACGCTCAATTGTACGAGCAAAACGGATATCCATAGCAGCTAATGTTGATTTGCCTTCAAGGTTTTCATCATATCCTAAGAATGCTTTTGGAATCTTAAGAGCAGCTAACATTCGATTCTTTAGGTATTCAATATCAGTTGTACCATCATAATCAAGACCTTTTGTAGTTTCGATTTTAGTTGATGCGTCATTACCTCTAACTGGGATGTAGAAATCCTCAGTCATATTTTGAATATTAAACTTTAAGTTATAATCACCAGTGGTTTGATCAACATATGGAGTTTTTTTCATTTTAGCAACTGTACGTTCCATATACTGGTCAATTTCTTGTGGAGGGATTCCACCTACGTTCATATAGAAAATTCTTTTTTCTGGTGCTCTCATAATTCTATGAATAAGCATCGCATCCTCCATCAAAATTAACTGTTTAAATACTTTACGAGCTGGTTCGAGGTACGAACGACCATATGGGAGGTAGTTAGCGTCTGATAATAATCTAAAGTGAGCAACCTCGTAATTTTCAAGTTTCATCTGGTCAGTTCTTCTAGCACTGTAAGTGTTGGATTGTGATAAACCATTAGGGTCTAATACAAACTGTACGTAATTGGGGTTTTCAGGGTCCATTCCCTCTTCTCTTACTACTTGATAAACTGAAAGAGGTAAGACACCATAAACACCAAATTTTTCAGAAATTTGTAAATGAAGATAAAAATCACCATACTTGCACATCTGACGAACCCATGAGGGTAAATTAAATTCAATATTTAATACATCATAAAATAAATTATGAAGTACGCGCTTAACGTTTTCGTTAGATGATTTAATAGTTAATACGTCCCCATATTCGTTTTTAAGAGTTGCTTCTTCGGATATGATATCAAGTGCAGGAGCAATTAATGAATCATAATCCATCGCCTCATAATCGCTATAAAGCTGAAGGCGCATAGATGAATAGTTAAGGGTAGGATTGTACTGAAGAGAAGCACCTACAGGTTTGTGTAATCTAGTAAATCTATCGTAAAGTGAGTTTGACTCTAAGTTACCATACTTTTGGATACGATCAGTATCCATGATTTTAAGTTGATTACCTCCAACGTTTCTAATAATAACATCATTAGAAAATAATCGTCTTAGTCTTGTAAATAAGCTAGTATCTGCCATATTTATTGTTTATATTATGTGTATAAATATTTAACCTAGAAGCCAAGATAAATCTTCATCTTTTCCCCCTATTTTCATTCTATAGGCATTTTTAGGATCGTCTATCCTAGTAGTACTAAAGAAAGGATTATAATTTGCTTTGCTAGTATTTTCAAGCATAGCTCTAGTTAGGTCAACCCCATGCTGAGCAAATTTTAACGCAGTATCTCGCACGTAACATGCAGTAGCTATCGACATTGTTAGGTCATCATTATAACCTGTTTGGGCTTCTGCTCTACCATTTTTCCAGACAAATGTTCTTAATTCATCTAGTGTACGCCTTGAGTAAATTTGAATACTTTGTTCTTTAATATATGCGTCTAATTTAGCAATAGTTAATGGTCTAGTTTTAAGTGACATAGTAAAACCAGGTACCATTTTGGATTTATCTATTAAATCATATCCCTTAGCAATATATGCTTCAGCATCACGAGTAAATTTTTCATCTTTAGGACTATAATATAGATTTTCATAACCCATATCGATTACTTCTTGTATGGCGGCC